CCGCAAGGCGTTTTACTCGTCGGCCGATTACAACAGCATGGCGTCGAACCTCGCCCAGCGCCAGACCGTCCAGGGCAAGGTCCTGACGGCTTATGAGAAGGCCTATATCGGCAACGTCGCCGGCTTCGAGACCTATAAGCTGGACTACGCCTACCGCCTGACCGCGGCGGCCGGCACGGGCGTGACGATCACCAGCGGCTCGCCGCTGTTCTATACGCCGGTCTCGACCACCCTCGACGCCAACGGCGGCCGGCACAACGTCGACAACCGCTACCAGACGGTCACCATCGCGGTGACCGGCGGCACGGTAAAGGTCGGCGACGCCTTCACCATCGCCGGGGTCAACGAGGCGCACCACATCACCAAGGCCGATACCGGCTCCTTAAAGACCTTCCGGGTTGCCGCGATCGTGACTGGCGCTGGCGGGTCGGGCACGATCAAGATCAGCCCGCCAATCATCTCGGGCTCGGGTGCGACCGACCCCGAACTGCAATACCAGAACTGCGTCGGCACGCCGATCAACGGCGCCGTCATCACCTTCCTCAATACGGTGGCCGCCCCGGTCAATCCGTTCTGGCAGGACGACTGCTTCGAGATCATCCCGGGCAAATACGAGCCCGCGGGCGACAGCGGCATGGCGATCATGTCCGCGACGACCGAGTCCGGCATTACCGTGACCATGGCCCGCCAGGGCGCGATCAACGACCTGTCGACCAAGTACAGATGGGACGTGTTCTATGGCCTAGTCCTGTTGCAACCCGAAATGGCCGGAATCGAGCAATTTTCTCAGACATAGCAATGACTTAGGTGGATCTTCTCTTACCACGTACGGAGCGCTGAAATGGCCGACACGAAGGACACCAAGCACGACCCCGACCCCAAGCACGAGACCAAGCACGCAGCCGCGAACCCGACAGGCGATGCGCCGGGCATCACGCCGAAGCCTCCGCTGGCGGACAGGCCGGACGCCCCGGTGCCGGTCTATGTGGTGGACACGCCCGCGCGGCCGGACCCGTTGGCGTCCGAGCCCGAGGTGCAGCGGATCGCGGTGTCGGCCGATGTCATGAACCTGGCCTATCTGCTCGAGGAGCCGCCCGAGGTGCTGGCCAATAGCTTGGACGGCAAGCTGCCGGACGGCAGCCCAGACCCCAATGCGACGCCGTTGACCGAGGGCCAGATCGCCGGGCTGCTGGAGACCGAGCGTTCGGGCAAGAACCGGACGGACATCGTCAAGGTGCTGTGCGACCGGCTGGGGATCGCGACGCCCTATGAGGTCACCTCGGCCGGGCCGAACTACACCAATCCGGTCAACCGCGACGTCGTCGCGCCGGTCACGCCGCCAGTTTAAGCACTTCGGGTGCGGGGCCGCACGCCAGACCTCCACCGCAACCCCGCATCCGGAGATCTCCGAAAGCCGAGGTAAGGATCTAGGATGGCGGAAACCTACCCTGTTAGCGGATCTATCGCCAGAGTCCGCGCGATTACGCCGAGCGATACCGCGGTGGTGTCGGCGCAGTATCTTCGCGTCGGGGTTGCCGGCAACCTCGCGCTCAAGGGCTCGGCGGACGCTTCGGCGGTAACGATCCCGGTGACGGCCGGCGAATATGTGCCGTTTAATTCCGGGCAGGTGATGGCGACCAACACCACGGCGACCGGGATCGTGGCGTTTGGCTGATGAGCCAGATGCAGGACTTCAAGCTGCTGCTCGCACGCCGCACCGCCTGGTTGCCGATCGATCTCGGCGCCGCCCTGCTCGGCTATTACGACGCCGAGAACGGGGCGTCGGTCCCGCAGACGCCCGGCGCGGTGACGACCTGGACCGATCCAATCACCAATTACCAGCCCACCCAGGCGACCGCGGGCAAGCGACCTGTCTGGTCTGCAACCAGCCTTAACAACCGGCCGGCGATTACTTTCGACAGCATCGACGACGAGCTCGGCGCGAGCAATCACCCCTATCCATCGGGCACGACGGCGATGGAGATGTGGGCTTTGGTCAGCCAGGACGTGGCTCCTGCCGACACCACGCTTCGCTTCCTTTGTGCCTATGGCGGCGCGAATGTCCTCGGCACCTATCGTTCCGTGAACGCGGGTGTGAACCGGGCCGGCGGCTCGCGAAGCAGCGGGGCCAATGACGCCAGCGTAAACTACAGCGGCGTCCATGTGACGAGGCTCAGGCTTACCGCCACCACCGTTTTCATCAGCGTTGACGGTGGCGCTGAGACCAGCGGGGCCAGCAGCTTGTCCGCGGACGTCACGCCGTTCACCATCGGCAGCTGGAGCAGCGCCAACTACTGGGGTGGCAAGATCAACTGGATCGGCATTACCGCCCCGTTGTCGGCGGGCAATGCGACGTCCCTGCTTGCGTACCTCAAGGCCAGAGGGGGCGTCCCATGACGGAAATCGCGATCTATGGCGGGCCCCTGAAACGCGAGATCATCAAGCGCGCGTTCGGTTACTGCGGGCAATCGACCACCGAGTTCGAATTGAGCCCGGAGGAATATACCCAGGGGCTGCAGCTGCTCAACGACCAGATGGCGGTGTTGGGCGACGCCAGCGGCTATAACTTCCCGGTGACCGGCGACGGCAACCCGGAGGAGGAAAGCGGGCTGGCCGCCCAGGACGTGCTTGGCGCCTCGGTCTATCTCGCGCAATTGCTGGCACCAACCATCGGCAAGGCGCTGGCGCTTTCCGACACGCAAAAGCGCGCCTGCTCGAACTTTCTGGTGAAATGTACCGCCATCCCGCAGATGCAGCTGGGCCGCGGGACGGTGCGCGGCAAGGGCAACCGCTGGTCGCGCTGGCGCGGGCCGTTCTTCATCACCGACATCTCCGACAGCGAGGTGAGCCAGTAGATGGCGCGTTATTCCGACACCCTGCGGGATGCGCTTACCCAGGCGCCGATCGAGGGCGCTTATGTCAGCGTCCTGGCCAACGGAACCGACGACACGGCCTCGCTGACCAATGACGACGGCCAGGCGATGGCCAACCCGCTGCAGACCGACGTGTTCGGCTCGGTCGTGTTCAACGCTAGCCCGAGCTATTACGACCTCGAATATCATTATGGCGGCCGGATGGCCCGCAAGGACTATAATGTCCCGGTTCTTGACGGCGGTGGCGTCGGCCCGACCGACACGCTGATCGGCTTCGACGAAGACGGCAATCTCGAGTTCATACCGATAGAGGATTTCAAGGGAGCCTCCGGTGCGCCCGGCGGCAATGCCATGTCGATCGGGCTGGGCAAGGACATCCACCTGCTCAACCTCGCCACCGGCACGCCGGCCAGTTTCAATGCGTTCCGCACCGAGGGCTTCTATGCGGTCGGCGACGGCGGCGAGGCCTGGTACTGGCGCAACCCAGGTGCGGCCCTGCCGGGCGACCAGGTCACCGGCGACGGCGTGCGGCTGTCGCTGTCGCTGTCCCAGCAACTCACCTTCGAGATGCTCGGCGCGCGCACGACAGGCTGGATCGGAACGGGCGTCATAAGCGGGGCGACGCTGACGATCTCCGCGACGCAAAGCGGCGCGATGGCGATCGGCATGACGCTCACCGCGGCGGGCGGCACGGGCGCTGTCTCGGCCGGCACGGTCATCACCGCTGGCTCTGGAACAAGTTGGACGGTCAACAATCCGCAGACTGTTTCGTCGCGCGTCATGGTTGCCAACGACAGCTCGCCCTATGTTGCCGCGGCGCTGCAGCTCGGCCGACGTGGCATGATCTCGGTCGGGCCGCACTGGTTCGGGCAAGCGGTTGTCGTCAAGGACTATCAGGCGAACTGGTCCGGCCCTGCCGGCTATGGCGTCAGCAACGTTGCGCTGCCTGCGACATGGTGCTTCCCCTCGGGCTACGCTGGCCTGGTCGTCGTTCCCGGCAATGCGACGGTCACGCCGCAAGGCGATGTGACATTGTCCGGCAGTCAACCCTATGGCGGCGCGGTCGGATCGTTCATATCCAGGATCAACATCCAGGTTGGCAATGGCCAGCTTCCGGCGGCGACGGTCAACCACCGGCCGGCGATTGCGCTTTACGTTGAGGTAGCGCTCGACAATTTCACGATCAACGGCGCGGACGGTAACGGGCTTTATATCAGCGGCAATGGCCCGACCAATCTCGCGGACAAATGCCTGATCTCCAATTTCTTCATCACCCAATGTTTCGACAACGGCATCGAAACGGTTGGCGGTGATGCCAACACATGCGTCTTTACCAACGGCCTCGTTGCAGTGACCGGAGCATCGAGCATCTACGAGCATAGCTTTCTCGGAAATGCCTATCGCGGGATGCAGGTCCAGGACAACGGTCAGATCAATGCCTTCGTCATACTCAGCAATACGATCTATTATTCGATTCAGGACGGGAACCTCAACCACCCGCCGCCCGATGCCAATTGGTGGGGCGTTGGAGCGTCCTTCACCGCCGCGAACAACTGGAGTTCGGGGACGACCTATCGGGTCGGGGCGGGCTACAGGACGGCTGGCGGAGCCAATGTGTCCGAGTTCATCTCCTGCTACTCGGAGGGGTCTTCCATCCCTTCGTTGTTCAACGCTTCCAGTGGCGGACAGGCTCTGTCGACGCTTTACGGTGGCCTGCTCGGCGGCGGGACGGCCGGCGTCTATAACTATTATACCAGCGTTTCACAGGCATATAGATTTTCGTCCTACCGGGCGGATGGCGTCGGCTTCCAGCACCATGTCGGCAATAGCAGCGCGGTCGGTTTCTCGGCCAATAACCTGCTCGGCAACGACTCAGGTGGCGCTAATGCAAGAGGAGTGTTCGATACAGGCGCGCATGGTGACACCTATGCCCGCCTGACCAGCTACCTGATCGGGACCAAGCGGGTCGGTTGTCTGTCCGGTTTCACCGGCACGTCCGGGGCCGGCACCGAGGTTTTCATGCTTATCTGGGCCGGGGCCGATAATGCGCTTTGGCCGGAAACCGACAATATCTTCTCGTTCGGCACTGCGGCACACCGCTGGACCGATGTCTTTAGCCGCAATCTCCGTCCCGGTGCCGGCACGGTCATCTGGACCTCGGGGGCAGGAACACCGGAGGCCAATGTCACAGCCCCGGTCGGCTCGCTCTACACCCGCACGGACGGCGGTGCTGCGACGACGCTCTACGTCAAGGAAAGCGGCGCGGCGGGAAATACCGGCTGGGTTGCCAAATAGGAGCCAGGGCGATGAAGCGTGTGGCCTTTGTCCATGTCGGGATGTGGCGCGACCGAGGGCGGGGGCGGCCAGGATGAATGAAACGCGGCGATCGTCTCACCAGGCTGGAGCAGGAGGTCGCCGAGATGCGCCGCGATGTGACGCAAGTGATGATGAAGCAGTCGCGCAACCTGGGCCTGCTCGCCGGCGCGGCGGCGGTGCTGGCCGGGGTGTCGGGCTGGCTGGCGGTGCTCGAGTTCGTCATGCGGAAGTGACGCCCTGATGGCAGCGATTCCTCTGCTCAGCGGCATCTCGGCGACCGAAAACGCCGACTTCACGCTGCAATATCCCACCAATCTCGAGGTTGTGCCCGTCTCCACGGGCGTCTCGGCCGTCAACCTGCGCTCGGCATCCGGCGTGGTCCCGATCAGCACCGGCCCCGGCATCGACCGCGGCGCGATCGTCTGGCAGGACGTCCACTACCGCGTGATGGGGACCAAGCTCGTTAGCGTCTCAAACACTGGCGTCGTAACCACATTAGGAGACGTAGGCGGGTCTGGTCCCGTCAGTCTTGATTATGGCGACGACCGCCTGCAGATCCGCTCCGGCACGGACCTGTTCTTCTGGTCCGGCGGGACGCTGACGCAGGTCACCGACGTCGACCTTGGACAGTGTATCGACCAGTGCTGGATGGACGGTTTCGCGATAAGTACCGACGGCACCTATATCGTCGTCAACGATCTGGCTAACCCGACCGCGGTCAATCCGCTGAAATACGGCTCGGCCGAGACCGACCCGGACCCGATCACCGGCCTGCTGCACGATCTGCGCGGCGAGCTCATCGTGTTCGGCACCAACAGCATCCAGCCGTTCACCAACCAGGGCGGCTCGCTGTTCCCGTTCGCCCCGAACATCTCGGCAACGATCCCGATCGGCTGCGTCGGGCCGATGGCGAAGTGCCATTTCGCCAACAGCTACGCCTTCGTCGGCGGCGCGCGGAACGAAGCGACCGGCGTCTGGTTTTCGCCGACCGGCCAGCCCAAGAAGATCAGCACCCGGGCGATCGACGACATGCTTGCCGATGTGCCCGATCCTGCCGCGATCCAGCTAGAGCAGCGCACCGCCCGCGATGAAGCGCGGCTGTTGGTCCATCTGCCCGACCGGACGCTGGTCTATCTCACCAATGCATCGCTGAGGAACGGCGGCGAGCCGGTCTGGTACGTCGCGCAGTCCGGGCAGGGCATGGACAAGCCATATCGCCCCAGGAACGCCGTGCTGGCCTATGGCGAATGGTGGGTCGGCGATACCGAAACAGCGGCCCTGGGGACGCTTGACGACGGCCTGGCGACCCATTTCGGCGAGGCGGTCGGGTGGCGTTTTGAAACTGCGCTGATCTACAACCAAACCAAGGGCGGAATCATCCATGGCCTGGAGCTCGTCGGGCTTCCGGGACGTGGCCCGGATGCCGATGCGAGTTTCTTCGTGTCCTACACAAACGACGGCGAGACGTGGAGCGCCGAGCGAGCAAACAGATTGCCGGCAAAGGGCCAGAGAACGCAACGGGTCGCATTCAATCCGCACAGGCGGTTCCGCAATTATGTCGGAATCAGGATGCGCGGGGACAGCAATAGCCTGGCAGGCTGGGCGGCCCTGGAGGCAGAGATTGAGGGGCTTGCGGCGTAGATGGTGGCCTCGACGAAATTGCCAGAAGGCCTCACGAGGGCGGATCTCGCCGCCGCGTTCAACGGCAATGAGAAGCTGATCCGTGCCTTCGAGAAGGTGCTGCTGACGGTCGCCCAGAACGCCACGCTCAGCACCGCCAACGCCGACGCCACGACCGAGCTGCAGGACGCCACGGCGGTCACGCTCTCGCCCAACGCCGCGCTCAACAACGAGCGCGTGCTGGCGGTGGCTTCCCCGCTGGCGCTCGACGACCAGGGTCCGGGCGGCGAGATCGTCATCGGCTTCACCTTCCCATTCTCGGTGCCGGTTGCCCATGCCTTCATCATGAACCTCCTGACCGACACCAACATCACCATGCCCCCTGCCGGGCGGCTGCTGGCGGCCAACGTTACGGCCACGACCTATGCCAATGACGCGGCGGCGGCAGCGGACGGGATCGCCGTGGGGGAAGCCTATCGGGGTTTGGTCGGGCTGGTGACCTGGCGGCAGGTCTGATGCGGGCTTGACGGGTGTAAGGCATCGCCTTACAGATACGCCGTGATCAAGTCGTTCAAAAGCAAAGCCCTCAAGCAGTTCGCCGCGACGGGTGATGCCTCCAAACTGCCGGTGCCGAACATCGGCCGGGTCGAGCGCATCCTCGCCCGTCTCGATGCCTCGGTACTGCCCGAGGACATGAACTTGCCGGGGTTCCGGTTTCACGGGTTGAAGGGCAAGCCGAAGCGTTACGCGGTTGACGCCAGCGGCAACTACCGCATCACATTTGGATGGGAAGAAGAGGACGCAACTGGGGTCGACCTTGAAGACTATCACTGATTGTAACTGTTGGGCCGATAAGGGAATTATATGATGAGCAAGGTGAATTTGAAGGGCCTGCGCCCGGTCCACCCGGGCGAGCTCCTGCGTGAGGACGTGATCCCCGCGCTGGGCAAGCCGAAGACCGGAATCGCGGCGCTGCTGAAGGTGTCGAGGCAGACGCTCTATGACATCCTCGCCGGCAAGCAGCCGATCACGCCGCCGATGGCGCTGCGGATCGGCAAGCTGACCGGCACGACGGCGGAGTCGTGGTTGCGGATGCAGCAGGCCTATGACCTCGCGATCGCCAAGCGCGAGATGGCCGACGAACTGGACGCCATCCCGACGCTCGAGGCCCTGGCGGCTTAGGGTCCGACCCTCCGACCCATCTAAATTGACTTTGGCGGAAAACAGCCGTTTTTATGGGTCAGACCCATTGATCACGCCGCTTATTCCAAGAGGTAAACCATGGCGACAGGCAAGGTGACGAAGCGCGCGGTTGAGGCCCTGCCTGTACCTGCACAGGGCAAGCGCGGGCATCTGTGGGACGACACGCTCAAGGGCTTCGGCGTGATGGTCACGGATCGCGGGGCGCGGTCCTATCTCGTGCAGTACCGTATCGGTGGGCGTGGCTCGCCAACCCGCCGCGTGACGATCGGCAAGCATGGCTCGCCCTGGACCGCGGAACGTGCGCGCGATCGAGCCGTCGAGCTGCTGGAGCAGGTCAGGCGCAAGGTCGATCCGTTCGCGCCAGAGGCCGTACTCGACGACGACAACCCGGAATGGATCGATGTTGAGGACGCCGTTCGCCGCATCATTGCACGCCATGGCGCAGCGGCCGTCAAGGAAGCCTTGAGGCGGGCAGAGTTCCAGGGTTTCAACTTGCCGCCTAATGGCATAAGGTCCGGCGATCGGCAGCCATAGCCTGCGCCGGGGCACACTGCTTTCAGGAGCAGGCCTCGGTGATACGGATAGAGCGCGACCCCGACTTCATCAATTCCATCGCCAATTCGCCGTCTGTCCAACCCTTCATCCGCGAGGATGGCGCGCCGACCGACTGGACGCCCGTGGTCGCACAGCGCCACTCGGTTTCGGGCATCGTCGTGCTATCGAATGGCGAGGACGCGGTGGGGGTGTTCGAGGCGACCGCCATCGCGCCGCCCTATCAGGCGTTCCAGATGCATACGCTGTTCGGCGCGACCTGCCGGGGGCGCAAGGCGATCGACACCGGCAAGGCGATGCTGGCGTGGATGTTCGCCCATGGCGCAACGCTGATCTGGGGTGCGACGCCGCGCAGGAACCGCGCCGCCAGGTGGTTCAACCGCCAGATCGGCGGGCGCGTGACCGGCGGCGACGACGAGGAAGACGTCGAATTTTTTGAACTGAGGGTTGCCTGATGGCCGTTGCTGCAGGCATTGGCGCGGCCGGCTCGCTCCTCGGCGGCATTGCCGGCGGGATCGGCGCCAAGAAGGCAGCCAAGACGCAGGCAAAGGCGGTCAAGCAGGGCATAGCCCAGCAGGCCGGGCAATTCGC